ACCCAGAAATAAAATCCTGGAAAGAAAAAGTTACAGGACAAGAATATACCATTGAAGAATTCTTACAGCACGAAAAAGATGTAGCTATTGGCACTATAGCATTGACTGGTGCTTTTGAAGGTGTTGCAAGGATTCCATATAAAAAAGGATATCGCTGGACTAAAGATACAATGCTTGAAGGTGTTGAAAAACTTCAAGATGTGTATACCAACATATACAATAAAAAAGCTACAGTTACAGTAGGCGAAGAAGGAAAGATTAGACTTTCTACTTTTTCTGATGAAAAGGGTTTAGAAGATATTAAGTTTGAAAACAAAAGAGATATTGATGCTATTAAGGCTCAAATTGAAATTGATGAGTATACTAGCAAATCAAATCCATTAGCAGATGACGCTGGTAATATTGAGCATACAAGACGCCTTAACAAAGTCAATGAAGCAATTAAGACTGGCAACTATAGTAAATTACCACAAGAAACTCCATCTGCTAAACCTATTACTGACATTCATTACTTTGAGCGTGGTAAAACTAATATAAAGAGTTATGATCCAGCTAGTATTAAAGTAGATGCAGAAACATTCCAATTTAAAGCTGGTGGCGATATAGATGGTGTAACTGAAAGATTGCAAGGTGTTACAGAGTGGGACCCTATTAGTGCTAATACAGGCGTTGTATATGAAAAGGCTAATGGAGAAACATTTATTGTAGATGGTCATCAAAGATTAGCTTTAGCTAAACGTATTACCGCAGCAGATCCAGCTCAAAAGATTGAGTTTATTGCGTTCCCATTAAGAGAGGTAGATGGTGTATCAGTAGAAGAAGCAAGAGTTATTGCTGCTATGAAGAACATTAGAGAAGGCACAGGCACAGCTATAGATGCTGCTAAAGTGCTTAAAATTAACCCAGCAATGCTTGGCGATCTACCACCAAAATCATCATTGGTAGTGCAAGCTGGTGGACTTATAAAACTATCTGATGACGCATTTCAATTAATTACAAATAAAGTAATTCCAGAGCATTATGGATCTATTGTTGGAAATGTAATGACAGATCCTACAGAACAAATTGCTGCTATTGAAATGCTTAAACGATTAGATCCGTCTAACATAAGACAGGCAGAACAGATTGTTCGTCAAATGAAAAAAACAGGATTTGTTAAATCTACACAGGAAAGTCTATTTGGTGATGAAGTTATATCTGAAAGTTTATTATTAGAGCGTGCTAAGATATTAGATGCTGGCACTAAGCTATTTAGAACAGATAAACAATTATTCCAAAGCCTTACAGACAATGCTAATAAGATTGAAGAATCCGGTAATATCTTAAACAGAAACAATAATGCAACCAATGAGGAAATATATGCCAAAGCAATCGAGATCACAAAAGCAAATGCAAACATCAAAGGACCCATATCAGAATCCCTTACTCGCCTCGCAAGAGAATTTAAAGAAGGCGGAGGCAAAGGTTTACAAGGATACGCCAGACAATTCGCAGATGATGTCCGGAGATCAGTTGAAGATGGCAGTTACGAGAGGGTTCCAAATGGCGGACTTAGCAGCTTTGACGCAATTGAGAAGGAAACAGTTGCGCTCAACCCAGAGGTAAAGAAAGACTTAAGTTTATTTGACGAAGGTATTGGATCTAAAGGTGAGATAGAGCAAACTAAATCTCTTGATGTATTAAACAGAGAAGAATTAAATAGAGATCCAGATATGGAAAATGCTATTATTCATCTAGATGATATAGATCCTAATACAGGATTGCCATATTCAAGAACAATAACCATGAAAGAAGTCATGGATGAAATTGCTCAAGATGAAAGAGCAATTAATACACTGAAAGGTTGCACTTAATGTCATTGCTTAAATGTATTCAAGAAGGATTAAAGAATGGCGATTTAACGCCAGAGCAAGCAAAGGCTGCTACAGACTTATTTAATCAATACGAAGCTAAATTCAAACAAGATACTGGTGATGCTATGGCATCTATTAAAGCTGGTAAAGAAACTGTTGAAGCATTAGATAATGCAAGACTTCATAAAAAACGTGTGATGTTATTACAAAAAGATGCTCAAACAAAAATATCTGGCAATCTATTTGGTGCATTTGGATATATGAATGGTAAAGATCCCAGTATGGGAGCTAAAGCTTTAATAGCAGATGGTGATAGTAATGCTCATTTTTCAAATGTTGCAAAAAGACAATCAGCTATATTTGGTCAATTTCAATCTCAAATAGCAGACGTGTTAGTTGCATTTAGAGCGAGAGGGTTAGGTTGGCATACTAACGTCAATACATTGCATGATGCTATTCGTGAGTTATGGGGAACTAATACAGGAAACACAGCTGCTAAAGAAATAGCAGAATCATGGCGTAATGTGGGTGAAATGGCTCGTCAAATGTATAACGAAGCTGGTGGCGCTATACCTAAACTAGAATCATGGAGATTACCGCAATCTCATAATATGATTGCTGTAGTTAAAGCTGGTAGAGAAGAATGGACTAAATTTATAACTCCATTATTAGATACTACTGCGATGATTAATGAGCGCACAGGCAAAGCATTTACGCCAGAACAATTATCATTAGCTTTAAATGAAGCATTTGATAGTATTGCAGAAAGTGGATATAACAAATTAAAGCCAACTGGTGCTTTATATACAGGCCATAGATCATTAGCTAATCGTTATATGGATCACAGATTCTTGCATTTTAAGAGTGCTGATGATTGGATTAAATATCAAGAAGCATTTGGCAATCCAGATGCGTTTGCATCTATGAATCAATACTTACATAGAATGTCACATGATATAGCTATGATGCAAGTGCTTGGTCCAAATCCACATGCAACTATGAATTTTATTAGACAAAGCGTTCTTAAAGATGCAGCAGAACAAAGGGTAGCATTAAAAGATCCAAGAATATTTAAGCGTGCAGAAAAGAACTTAAATGACATGGACGAGTTATTTGAGTTATACAATGGATCTGCTTACGCATCTGCTGATGAAAGTATTATTCCAAGAACATTGCAAGGCGTTCGTAATCTTAATAATGCTGCATTTTTAGGTAGCACAGCTATTACATCTATTAGCGACGTTGGTTTCCAAAAGGCTACGGCTACCAAACTTGATATGAAATTTGGTCCATTATTCCAACGCATTATTAAAAATCTTAATCCTACAGACGTAGAAGCTAGAGGTAAAGAAGCTGCTCGCATGGGTATTATCCTTGAATCATGGATTGGCCTAGCGCAAACACAAGCACGTTTTGCTGGTGAAATGAGTGGCCCACAAATAACGCAAAGAATATCTGATGTTGTTATGAGAGCGTCTGGATTAACAGCATGGACACAAGCTGGTCGTATGGCATTTGGATTTGAGCTTATGGGTAATATGGCTGATTTAGTTGAAACACCATTTGCTAAGTTAAGCGCTAAAAAACAAAAAGCATTAATTAGATATGGATTCAATGCTGATACATGGGATCTTATTCGTAAATCAGAATTGTATGATTATGATGGATCTAAATTCTTAAGGCCAGAAGAAATACGTTTAGCTACGCATATGCCTAAAGATCAAGCACAAGAGTTATCTTTACGTTATTTAGAGATGATGCATACTGAAATGGATTATGCAGTGCCTACAGTGGGACTTCGTGCAAAAGCATTCTTAAATGGTGGCACTAGAGCTGGAACAGCAGCTGGAGAATTAGTAAGAAGTTTCTCTATGTATAAAAACTTTGCGGTTCAAGTTGTGTTTACACATTTATGGGAAGCCATGAATCAAGCTACGTTTAAAGCTAAAGCTGGATCTATAGCTGACTTGGCAATAGCTACAACAGCTATGGCTGCATTAGCAATGCAATTACAAGAGATACGTAAAGGCCGTGACCCAAGACCAATGAATACTCCAGAGTTTTGGGGCGCTGCATTCTTACAGGGTGGTGGTTTAGGTATTTATGGCGACTTGCTATTTAGTAATGTTAATCGCTTTGTTGGTGGTTTAGAAGATACATTAGCTGGCCCTGTAGTTAATATGGCTAATAACATTAAGAATCTTACATGGGGTAATTTGCAACAATACATTCAAGGCAAAGATACTAATATTGCTGGCGAATCATTGAAGTTTTTAGAAACATATATGCCCGGAAAAACACTATGGTATACATATCTCATCATGCAAAGAGGATTCTTTGAGAGATTGCAATTATATGTAGATCCTAATTATCAATCTAAACTTAATAGAATGCAGACTAAATACCTTAAAGAAACTGGTCAGCATTATTGGTGGCGTCCAGGCGAAGAAAAGCCAGATAGATTACCAGAGATATCTAGTGAAACTTTATTGACACAATAGCAAAAATAGTATAGACAAAATCAAGAATATAGTTAAAATAAGGCAAAGGAAAAAACATGGCTGACTATCCAATTACCAACGTAGCAAGAAGAATCGTATACACAGGATCTGCGGGTGTAGGCCCTTATGCCTTCTCGTTTCCTGTATTAGCGAATACAGATATCGCAGTATACAAGAATACCACACTTCTTACTTTAACAACAGATTATACTGTAACTATTAATTCATCTACTGGTGAAGGATCAGTCACATTAGTATCTGCTGCTACAGGATCTGATCGAATCACTATCGTTGGTGCTAGAGCAATTCAACGCTCAACAGACTTTGTAACTGGTGGTGACTTCTTTGCTAACACACTTAATACAGAATTAGATTCAGAAGTAATCTTTGTTCAGCAAGTAGCTGAAACAGCAGAGCGTGCATTAAAAGCTCCTGTTACAGATCCTACTTCTATTAACATGACATTGCCAGTCAATACGACACGTGCAAATAAATTCTTATCATTTGATTCTATCGGTAATCCACAAGCATTAAATGCTGTTGGAACATATAAAGGTAATTGGGCATCTGGCACAGCATATGTATTACAAGATATCGTTAAGGATACATCTAACAATAATATTTATATTTGTATTACTGCACATACATCTACTGGATCACAACCTATTTCAAGCAATGCAGATGTAGCTAAATGGTCTTTAGTTGTAGACGCTGCGGCTGCGGCAACTAGTGCAACTAACGCTGCTTCTAGTGCTAGTGCTGCTTCAACATCAGCTACTAACGCTGCTGCTTCTGCTTCTACCGCAACTACTCAAGCAAGCAATGCTTCTACTAGCGCATCGACTGCATCTACTCAAGCATCAAACGCATCTACAAGTGCAAGCAATGCTGCATCAAGTGCGTCTGCTGCAAGTGGATCAGCAACAACAGCTTCAACACAAGCAAGTAACGCTGCAACATCTGCTACAGCCGCTGCAAGTTCAGCAACTGCTGCTGCTTCTAGTGCAACTTCTGCATCTGGATCAGCTTCTACTGCTACAACACAGGCCTCTAATGCATCAACTTCTGCTACCAATGCAGCATCATCTGCAACAGCAGCATCTGGTTCAGCTTCAACTGCAAGCACGCAAGCTACCAATGCAGCATCATCTGCTAGCGCAGCAGCAACAAGCGCTTCTAATGCATCAACATCAGCTACAAATGCAGCTAATAGTGCTACAAGTGCAGCTACGTCTGCAACAAATGCTGCTAATAGTTTTGATGCTTTTGATGATCGCTATCTTGGTGCTAAAGCATCTGCACCTTCATTAGATAATGATGGAAATGCTTTACTTACTGGTGCTTTATATTGGAATACAACAGGAAATCAGTTATATGTATGGGATGGAGCTGCATGGAACTCTGCTGCATTTAGCACATCTGGTGCAGTAACATCATTTAATACTAGAACTGGTGCTATTACATTAACAAGTGGTGATGTCACTGGTGCATTAACATATACTCCATTAGCTCCAGCAGCTATTGGCACAACAGTGCAAGGTTACGATGCAGAACTTGCAGCTTTAGCTGGATTAACTTCTGCTGCTGATAAGGGTATTCAATTCACTGGTGCTGGCACTGCTGCAACATATGATTTAACAGCAGCTGGTAAAGCATTATTAGATGATGTTGATGCTGCTGCACAAAGAACAACATTAGGTTTAGGCACTATTGCTACAGTAGCTGCACCTTCTGGCACAGTCGTAGGAACATCTGATTCACAAACGCTTACTAATAAAACGATTGCTTTAGGGTCAAATACAGTAAGTGGGACTTTAGCAGAATTTAATACAGCAGTAACTAATGCTGATTTGGTATCATTAGCTGGAACAGAAACATTAACCAACAAAACATTAACATCACCAGTATTAACAACGCCAAATTTAGGAACTCCAAGTGCAGCAACATTAACTAATGCAACAGGATTGCCATTAACAACTGGTGTAACAGGAACATTACCTGTAGCAAATGGCGGAACAGGATTAACTACAACACCTGCAAACGGTGCGTTAGACATTGGTAACGGTACAGGATTTACAAGAGCAACACTTACAGCAGGATCAGGGATTTCAATTACCAATGCTTCAGGTGCAATTACTATCGCAACATCAGGTGGTGGTGGCGTAACATCATTAAATGGTCAAACAGGAACGATTGACAATACTACACAATATGCGATTGGTAGTTATGTGATGGGTAGACCAAGAAATAATACTAATTATGATAATTCAACTGTAGCGGGAAGCTCTTTATACGCTTCATTTTTTCTTTATATGCAAGGAAGTGATCCTGAAGGCGGTCCATATTCAGGTTATGGTTTTTGGTCAAGTATTAATGTTGCTGGAACAGGTCAACAATCCACTACTGTTTCTAGCACATTAGTTAATACAGGATCATGGAGATGTGTAAGTTTAGCTGGTGGTGCTGGTGCAACAGGAGCTCCAGGTCTTTGGGTTCGCTACGCTTAAATTAAAATAACAATTTAAAAAAGGAAAATATATGAAATATAGTCAAGTTAGAAATTGTAAATGGGCAACAGAAGATCATTCATCTATTGAATGTGAAGTATTTTTTGATGATATTAATTCAGAAGAATGGACACCTTTTGGTGCAAACCCTAATGACCACTACGAACATGGTCGTGAGATATTTGCAAGAGCAGTAGCGGGTGAGTTTGGTGAAGTAGCAGAATATGTTCCACCACCACCACCACCAAAACCAAAATTAGCTGACCCAACGATAGATGTTACACCAACAGAGGTTACAACAGAACCAACTGTTTAATGATAATACATAAGATAAGAGAACCATTTCCTCATTTAATTATTGAGGATTTTTATAGCGAAGATGAATTAAAACTTATATGGCAAGAATTAGATTTTTTAACCTCGCCTAATAAGTTACTGCCCGCTAATTTAAATGGTTCGAGTGAAGCTAATCATTTAGCTGTTGTGTTAGACCAAGTTTATGCTAATCGTAACATTTCAGATATATTATCTGTAAATAGAAAAGCTTTAAGTAAAGAAGTAAAAGATGCTTTTGTAGAATTAAATCCACTACTAGCTCACATTAATTTGGTTAATACAGATTTAACTAAAATTAAATATTATGAGAATTACAATGGATATAAGAAGCATCAAGATAATGCTAGGTTTACTGCATTAACTTATTTTTATAAAGAGCCAAAAGCATTTGAAGGTGGTGATTTATATTTTAATGACTTTGACTATACAATTAAGTTAAAGAATAATATGTTTGTTTTGTTTGTAGGTGCTTTATGGCATGAATCTTTACCCATTACTTTAAAACAAGATGGTCATATTACAGGCAATGGTAAATATACAATGACGCAGTTTTTAAATATAGATGAAAATATACGATAATTTTTTAACAGAACAAGATAAAGATTACATACAATCAATTATCAAAAGCCCCAAATGGCAATGGGGACATCAATCAATTCAAAATAATAATTACTTTTGGAAAATTGAAAAGTTAGAATTTGATACATTTTTTAATCCTTATTTAATTAATAAAATTAAGGAATTAACAGGTGATGATTTAGCAATAGAACGCATATACATGAATGGTCACACAAGTGGCGGTCATGGTAATATGCATAAAGATTCAGAATTTGATTTAGGTAGAACATTTTTAATCTATTGCAATCCTGAATGGAATATAGAATGGGGTGGTGGAACTTACTTTGCAGAGAATGATACTGTAGTAAATAACAAACCTTATTCAGCAGTTTATTTTCAAAATAATATAGACCATTTTGCTATGCCTTTAAGCAAAGACTATAATGGTTTACGAGTAACATTAGCATTTAAACTTTTAAAGATAAAATAAGATATGTATTCAATATTTCATACGTCACAATGCGGTTCAACATTATTAGGTGCTTTATTAAGTAAGTCTTTACCTACAAAGAACGAACCAGACTGGTCACATAAAATAGGCCAACAACAAAATCCATTAGAGTTTATTAAACAAAACGCAAGTGATAATGAGATTATTAAATACCCTAGTGTGTATTGTTATTTGATGCCACAGATTGAAGGCAAAAAAGTATTTGTGTATAGATCATTAGCATCTCATATAAAAAAATTAAAAGGAAGCCAAGATCTAGTGTTTCATCTAAATGCTATGACTCCAAACTTACATCCTAAAACTCAACGTTGGGATATGGGAACAACTGAAACAACTATACAAACTTTATTGTGGATGGATAGATGTTTTTGGACGATAGACTCAAAAGATGTTTTATTAGTTAATGCTCAAGACTTATTTGATGACCAACAAAAAGTTGCTAAGAAAGTATGTGCTCATTTTGGCATAGAATATGTTCCTGTAGAAATTAATTATGATGTAAAACAAGCAGAGTTAAATCATACAGACAATGCTATTCAACTAGATAATGTTGCTGTAAAATCTAGCTTTGTAGAACCACCAGATACAGCGGATTTTGAATTAATGAGATGGGTAGACAAGATTGTAGAATCTCATCCAAAACTCAAGTATTTTATGTAGGAAGTATATGGTTAAACATAATATAGAAGAAGTAGATCATAGACTAAGCACACACGAAGAAGTATGTGCCTATCGTTATGAATCTATTAACGCTAGATTGAAACGATTAGAGCAGATCCTACTAGGAACAGCTGGCTTTGTTATTGTATTTTTATTGACACAGATATTCAACAAGTAATCATGTTACTTACAAAACAAAACTTGCGCAAACTATACGCATGCTTTGTTAAATTGCCACCATTCAATAACTATAGAATGCCAGCGCCACACAAGGTAAACTTTGGTGTGATTAATACTAATGGTGAAGTGCTAGGATATTTTCATACAGAACCAACACGCATAGAGGTAGATGTATCTAATGATACATTCACTAAGATATCAGAAACACTGATGCATGAGATGATACATTGTTTATTACATTACAATAATCATACAGACTTCGATCAGCATGATAAGAAGTTTCAGAAGTATGCAAAACTTACGTGCAATATACACGGATTTAACTTAGAGGAATTTTAATGGATCCAATTACTATACTCGCAGCTTTAGGCCCACTTGCTGTAGATCTAGGCAAGTCTTTAATCAATAAGTTTATAGCACCAGATCAATTCAAGCCAGCAACCATTGAGCAATACGCTCAGATGAAACAGATTGATCTTGAATTCTTTAAGGTAATGAATGAGGCTGGCTCTGGTAACCCATCTTATCCATGGGTAGAAGCTATTGTAAGATTGATGCGCCCAGTGATTGGCTTGTTAGTATTAGCCACATGGGCTACAATGCATCTACAAGGTATTGCAACAGTAGAAGTAGATAACTTTGCAAGTGCTGTAGGCTTCTATCTATTTGGTGAACGTAGTCTATTCTATATTAAAAAGAAATGAACCTATCACCACACTTTACATTCGAAGAACTAACTGCCTCTGAGTTGGCTGATAGACAGGGCATAGACAATAAGCCAACAGACGTTAAAGTATTAAATCATCTAAAATTTTTAGCCAAGAATTTGGAGGACGTTCGTGAATGTTTGGGAAGCCCTATTCATATTAACAGTGCTTATCGCTGCCTCATGGTTAATGCTTTACTTGGCAGCAAGCCGACAAGCGCTCATGTCAAAGGACTGGCGGCAGATTTCGTCTGTCCAAGTTTTGGATCACCTAAAGAAATTGTTAAAAGATTATCGTCTAGCAACGTGGCTTACGATCAACTTATATTGGAGTTTGATCGCTGGGTTCACATTGCGTTTAGTGAAGAAGGTTACATCCCTCGTAAACAAACTTTAATCATTGATAAACAAGGCACTAGACAATTTAAGTAATGCATGATATCGTGACGATACCTAACTACATAGGATCGTTATGGCTAACAAATCATACAAATCCGTATTAGTAATATCAGACTTACATATTCCGTATCATCATCCAGATGCATTCAACTTTCTTAAAGCGCTCAAGACAAAATACAAACCAGATCTCGTTGTTAATATTGGTGACGAGCTTGATATGCATGCGATGTCTATGCATGATAGCGATCCAGATCTATTCTCTGCTGGCCATGAACTTGCAGCGTCTATTGCATACGTTCAAAAACTAGAAAAGATATTTCCAGAGATGAAGATTGTGCATAGCAATCATTCATCTATGCTTTATCGTAGAGCGTTAAAGTATGGTGTGCCTAAGGGTTATCTTAAAAACTATAATGACTTCCTAGGTATTGGCAAAGGATGGGAATGGTTAGAAGATATTACCATTAGCTTATCAGATGGATCACGTTGTTTTTTTACACACGGACTATCTGCTGATGTATTGAAGGTAGCTATGCAGTATGGTATGAACACAGTGCAAGGTCACTATCATACTAAGTTTAGTATTGGTTACTACTCTAATCCAGATGCGTTAGTATGGGGTATGCAAGTAGGCTCACTTATCAATCAGAAGTCAATGGCATTTAACTATGCTAAGAACTTTAAGACTAGATTCATTGTTGGTTGTGGAATGATACTTGATGGCCAGCCAAAATTAATGCCAATGGTATTAAAGACAGATGGGAGATGGCATGGTAAACTTGTTTAATGGAAAATCCAAACTCTGAACAATTACATGCTTTAGATAAACTCATAGGACGTAAGATATGGGATATCGAAATCGTTGAAGAAAACAATGAAGCTTACGTTAGAATTTTTTTCAGCGAAAATGAGGACGATTTCATACTCATCTATGCTCAATATATGGAAATGTCCATAGTCACACCAAAACCACCACAACTACACTAAAAATGACCCACAGAATCGCTCTATAACGAACGATCTATGAGTCACCTATACCATCATATCAACTTAATGCAATCGTGAGTCTGGTTGCACTACAGTAACGTCTATTGGCCCTTCAAGATATTGTGATACTGTGCCAGCTGTAAATGTATCAAATAAGATATCCATTAGCTCTTTTGTGATCTCTAAATTAGGGTGATGCTTCTTAACGATATCTACCCACGTGTTAAAGTTATCTTCTGCTGTTGTATTTTCCATACTTATTATCCTTAATAAAATATATGATTGTTAATAACTACTTTTATAGGCTTGCCCCACTGATTAGGTAAGGCCACACTATGAAAATGTGTGCTGCCACGGCTTGTATCTTTGACTTGTTTGTTTAGAATTTTTTCAGCTAAATCTAGATATGGTCGCAACTTCTGCATGTCATAATCTTTTGGCTTGGTAGTCCATTCAAATTGGTATGGTCTATAAACTTCAAGGCATACTTTATTGCGGTCATAGTTAGCTCTACGATAAAGCACGTAACCCACTGCCACTTGCCCACTTACTGGCTCTGCACCAGCTTCATGGGCAATCGTTAATGCCATACACATCATTGCTGCACTTATCATTTTATCTTACCTTGTAAAGTAAAAAACTCTTTAACGCCAAGACTATCCATAAGTTTTCTTTTTACATAGTCTTTGTGATAGCCAGCAACAGATAAACATATATCACGTAAATCCTGTGGCTCTCTCGTTAAAAAACTAACGGCATTGTATCTCTCTAGCGACGTGCATTTATTACTTAATGCGTCATGCATAGCACTAGAAAACAATGCAATAAATAACTTACCTTCCGGTGTGAATCGGTATAAGTCTGCTGTATCTAATACGGCTAAATCTTCTGCGTCTAACATAAATTTCCTTTCATTAGGTATCTTTAATGTTTTTGCTTATATACACTGTTCTCAGTATCAATACAATTGTATTTGAAAGGAGAACAACTATGTGGACAAAACCAACAGCAACTGAAATGCGCTTCGGCTTCGAAGTTACAATGTATGTAATGAATAAATAATCCAAACATACACAGATAGGGCAATGCCTACGGAGATCTTTGTTGCTCTCCATACGCGTTGCCTTTTCTCTTTAGGCGACTCTAAAGTCACCTCATATTCATAGCCATTGATCTCTTTAAATGAGCGTGGAAAACGCCATTCAAATGCGTTGTAATTTGTTACTATTGGTTTCATTATTATCCTTTCGTTTTATTGATTCTAGTGGCTTGTCTGCCTATGTATAGAACCTTTTTATCTACGGGCAAGCGGTCTAATGTCGGTAAGTTTACGTCAATTAGTGCTTTGAGTTTTGCTATCTTATCCTCTGTTGAAAGGCTAGAATTAACTAGCTGTTCACTCATTGCATCAAAATTCTTCTCCCATGTCAATAGATCTGGGCAATTAATTGGATCTTTGCCCGGAATAAAGAACGATAATGCGTTAGTTTGTGGCTTTTTTACCACACTGCCAGACCTTTCTGTAGCTAAATTGCCATCATCATCCTCTGGGGCTATGCCACAAGTAGCCATAAGGCTATATCTACGAGCATATGTCAATGCACTACCATACCCTTGAGGATCTTGCTTAGGTGCTGGCACGTGTAATATACCACCACTTAATTCTTCACCACTTTCATGGATCAATACTGTTTCAATCTTAACGCCACTTTCACAGTCGTGTGTCTTTTGAATAAGTGAGATACCATTGTTGTTAAGTGCATCAAT